TGGAGAAATCATCTATTACAAGAATATTCAACCTGTAGAAAGATCAGAATCTACAAACGAGACAGTAAGACTTATAATAAGGACTTAAAGGTTTAATGAGCAAGTTAACAACAGATTTAAATAGAGAACCATATTATGAAGACTTCGATGAAGAAAAGAATTTTCATCGAATACTTTTCAAACCGGAAACTGCGCTCCAAGCGCGTGAATTATCTCAAATTATGTCAATACTACAGAATCAAGTATCCAGATTCGGTGATCATGTATTCAAAGATGGGTCTGTAGTAGACGGTGTTTCTGTTAATTACTTGCCAAACTTTGATTTTGTTCGGGTGTCCGACAATTTTAATAATGAAGAGTTGATAAATGTAGCTGAAATATCTTCTGACATGCTTATCACAAATTCAACAAATAGTGATAATGCCGTAAGAGCTATAGCTAAAGTGAGTGTTAACGGGTTTGAAAGTACTTTCCCCGACACAAATAGATTATATTTGAAATACCTTTCCAGTGGTAAAGACGGTTCAAATAATGATGTTTATCGGTTTGGTGATGGAGAAACATTGTATGTTTATAATGTGAACCAGAATAAATTCGGTACATTAGATGCAAACAACTTAATTGATACTATTGATACACTTTCTGCTAATTCTGTCGGGGCCGGTTATGGTATTACAACTTCAGATGGTATAATTTATCAAAAAGGCGCTTTTGTAAGGACAGAAAAGCAAACTACAATCGTAAAACCTTACGATCAAGATGTTAACGACTATGTGTGTGGTTTTATTACGTCTGAAGAAATAATAACTGCAATCAAAGATAACAGTTTGTATGATGCTTCAGCCGGTTTTTCTAATTTTAACGCCCCCGGCGCGGATCGTTTGAAGCTTAAACCCGAACTCAAAGCATATTCCATTCAAGAACTTGCCGATCTGGGTATTAACAATTTCTTCACTCTTGTGCAATTCGGTGAAGAAGAGCCTACTCAACAAAATAATGATACAGTATATAATCGATTAGGTGATGAATTTGCTCGTCGTACCTATGAGCAATCGGGCAATTATTACATTAAGCCTATGCAAATTGAAGCTGTATCTGCGCGTTCTAACACTGATACTACGATTGCATATCAAGTTTCGCCGGGCATTACTTATGTGAATGGTTATAGAGTAGAATATGTTGGTGCTAACCGAATCAATGCACGTAGAGCATTAGATACAGAGGTTTCTCAAAACCAGATCATTACTGCAAACTACGGTAAGTATGTAGACTGTAATGAACTTGTAGGTGCATTTGAAATTTCAGAACTCGAAGAAGTCTTGATATATGACGAACCACAAAATAGTATAACTGATTATGAGGGCGTAGACTCTGCCCCATCAGGTTCTATCGTGGGTCGTGCAAATATTAAGTCTGTTATACATAATACAGGTTCTAAAGGTAAACCAGAAACTAGATACTTTGTTTACCTATTCAATATCCGTATGGAAAGCGGTAAAAGTTTTGGTACTGATGCTAAGAGTTTTTATTCGTCTTCACCAAGACTATTCAAAGCCGATATTATACTAGAAAACAATAGAGCCGTAATCAAGGATATTTCTAAACAAAGTCTTATGTTCAAAACCGGCTTGAATGGTATTCGAAGGTTTACGGACGAAAACGATGTTAATGATACTTCATATACTTACAGACAAACTTCGACCGCTACTCTACAGTCAAATGGTTTTGTCACATTTACTATAAACACTCCTGCGCCCGGCGCGCAAGAAAGTCTTCCATTCTCACCCGGAAATCTTTCAGAAACAGCCGAACGGGAATTTAATATTGTTCTTAGTGCAAATGCATTTACTGCAAACTCTTCCGGTACTTTAAATATTGACGCTTCAAATACTACTATTCTTGGTTCTGGTACTGACTTCGCTAACGAATATAGTAATAATGATCTTATTCGTATTAATCTAGATGGTTCTACTTTTGCGATCCATAGAATCGAAGAAGTGGTCAATAGCTCTGTAATCATAGTTGATACTGCGGTAGGAACTGCTAATTCAGCAGCAAATTATCAGAAATATTTTGTGTCTGGTACTTACTTGAGTCTTGATGGTTCAAGTAATAATATCAATATTCTTAGTAATACTCAATTTTCTGTATCGACTACACTCACGTTAGATTCTGGCACACAAACTGTTGTCGGTCAATATCCTGTTTCGAGGAATCTTGCCGTTCCAGCTTCCAAGAATATCAGAAAAGATAGGCTTGTCAAGATTGATTGTTCTAATAATGTCAATTCGACTTCCGGTCCTTGGAATTTGGGTTTCTCTGACATTCACAAGATCAAGAATATTTGGGTAGGTTCAACCTATGCTAATACAAATCCAGATCGTGTTGATTGGTTCCTTCTCGATAATGGTCAAAGAGACGATCATTACGAACATGGCCGACTGATTATCAGACCAGAACATGCGGGCAAGTTAACAAGTTCCTCAAGATTGCTCGTTAATGTTGATCATTTTGAAGCAAATACTTCAGCCGGTGTTGGATTCTTTACTATCGACTCATACCCAATTGATGATGTAGATACTGCAAATACTACTGCAATACAAACAGCCGAAGTTCCGGTATATACTTCATCAGAAGGCAAAACTTTTGATCTGCGCAATATAGTGGATTTCCGCCCTAGAAAATTCAATACTGCATCTTCAATTGTGACTACCGATCCTGCTAATACTAGTATTACGGTGAACCCAACTTCATCAAACAATTCATTCAATACTGCCACAGGCGGTCAATACCTTGCTGAAGTTGATTCTCGTTTCAGGGCCGATATTGAGTATTTCTTGCCACGCTACGATGTTGTCACTATATCTTCAGATGGCACACTTTCAGTTTCAGAGGGTGAACCTGAAGTAGAACCACGTATTCCTTTTTCTGAAAATGATGTTTCGCCTATTGGAACAATCTATGTTCCACCTTTCCCATCTTTGACACAGAAAGAATCAGAGCAATTCAGGCGCCCTGATTTAGGTGTAAAGGTACGTTTGCAAGGCAACAAACGTTATACCATGAAAATGATTGGGCAACTTGAAAAGCGTATTGAACGACTTGAATACTACACAGTATTGAATGCGCTAGAACAGAAAGCCCGTGATCTTAATGTTCCTGATGTAAATGGTCTTGATCGTTTCAAGAACGGTATCTTTGCAGACCCATTCAATTCTCACTCTATTGGACGAGTCAATGATTTTGAATACAAGATTGCTATTGATGCTGATAAAGGCGAGGCCAGACCTTTCTTTGAAAAACATTCTGTAGACTTTGCGTTCAATGCGAATAGTTCTTCAGGTGTAGTCAAGAGCGGTCCATATATCACTAGACCTTACACAAACGAACTTTATATTCAGCAAAAATTCGCAACAGAATTCAGAAATGCCACGGAAGTAGAATGGCAGTGGAATGGTAATGTTAACTTGTTCCCTGATAATGATTACTTCCAAGACGAAAGTGTTGCACCAAATATTAACGTTGATCTTGATCTTGCAGCCCCTTGGGAAGCTTTTGCTAACTCACCATTCGGGCAACAGTTCGGAGACTGGAGAACATTAGCCGAAACTTCCAGAACGGATATTGATAACGCAATTGATTTTCGTGCTGGTGGTGAGAATACTACAACAACCACTACGACTACTACGACACAAGATCGTATCATCAATGAAATGAATGTCAATACAGTAACCGAGCGTTTTGATCTTGGTTCTTATGTGTCTGATTTCTCTATTCAACCGTATATGCGTTCAAGAGAAGTTGCATTCGTTGCCACTTCAATGAAACCTAATACTAGAATGTATTTTCAGTTTGATGGTGAACCAGTAGATGATTTCTGTGCTCCCGGTATTCGTTCTGGTATTGAAAATGTTGAATCAGGACGTGAAGATCGTATAGTTGAACGCACAGGTAATTATGGTGATCCCGTTTTCTCTGATGAAAATGGAAATGTTGTTGGTAAATTCCGTATTCCTTCAGGGCAGTTCCGTGTTGGTGACAGAATGTTTACCATTTCTAATATTGATGATCCTGTTTTTGGTGCTGATGCAGCTATTACTAAAGCTTCAGGTGTATATTCTGCATCTAACGTGTCTGTTACTAAACAAACATCAACATTGACTACACGACAACCTAGATTGGTGTTCAACACAAGTAACGAAACCCGAACACTCACAAATGTTGACACTAGAACTACATTCGTTCCTTGGCCGCAGATGCAACCGGAACCCGATCCAGAGTTTTTTAGTGGCGGTGACGGTGGTGCTCCCGGTGACGGTGGTGATGACGGCGCTTCCGAACCATTTGCACAGTCTGTCTTGGTAAGAGTACCAGAAAGAACTACAGGTGCTTTCGTAAGCCAACTTGGACTATACTTTAGATCAAAAGACCCTAATCTTGGTGTGACCATTTATCTTATGGAAATGAGAGCCGGTTTCCCTGATATCAATAATGTTCTGGGTACTGCATATCTGACACCTGATCAAATCAATGCGCCCGGTGATAATACACAGGTAGAAACAGTATTTACTTTTGATTATCCTGTATTCTTATCGGCCAATAAGTATTATGCATTCATGATCCAACCAGATGCAGACTCACCAGAATATAATCTCTGGTTTGCAGGAATTGGCGGGTTTGATGTTGAAACCGGTCAACAAATATTCAAGAACCCTTACATTGGTACTGCTTTCCAGTCTGCTAACCAGTATTCATGGACTGCACTACCTGAAAAAGACGTGAAATTCAATCTATATAGAGCTAGTTTCACAGTTGGTTCCGGCACTGCTGTATTTGAAAATGAAGATGATGAATATATTCGTGTAGATGGTTTCACTAGATCAAATAATAATATCTCTATACAGACTGGACAAGTTGTTTATACTGTTAATGCTTCTTCTAATACAGTAATGGTTGGGAACACAGACCCATTTGGTGTTATTCAATTACTAGACGAAGCCGATGGTTATTTAGAATTAGACAGTTCTAGAGGCGGTTTCACATCTAATACTGAAATTCGTATCTATAACGTCAATAATGAAAGTGATACTAGTCAAGTAACAGCTAACAATCTGGTAGCATCAGCAACTATTGAAGAAATACTAAATCTTCCTTGTCATGCTGTGGTACCAAGATTTTCTACTATCAAACCTGAAAGAACATCACTATCATATTCATATAAAGGAACCGATGGAACTGGATTACTTGATGGCACTGCTCGAAAAGTGCAAAATCATATCGAAACAGAATTTACGGTTAAGGAAAGATTTGCTTATTCAAAATCAAATGAAGATGGTTCAAAGACCAGTATATTTAATGTAAATCTTGGAACTTCTTCTAGTTACGTGTCGCCTGTAATTGATATGGGACGTAAATCGGCTATATTCATCGAAAATATCATTAATAATGATGCTACAGACGAACATACAAGATACGGTAATGCAGTGACTAAATATGTGTCAAAAATAGCATTACTTGCTGATGGCCAAGAAGCCGAGGATATGAAATTATTCTTGACTGCATACAGACCTGTAGATACCGATATCAAGGTTTACGTCAAGTTCCAGAATGGTGAAGATGCCGATCCGTTCAATGATAAAGTTTGGACCGAATTGAATTATTCTAATGGAGGTGAATTCGTTTTTTCTAATCCAAACAATACTACAGATTATGTCGAGTATGAATTTGATATATCATCAGCACCACCAGTGACAAATGCAGCATTTAGAAATCCTTCTACAGGTGTAGTTGAGTATACACGTGAAGATGGAGCTAGATTTACTACATTCAAATCTTATTCAATAAAAATAGTCTTGCTTTCTACTAATCCAGTAAGAGTACCACGTTTAAATGATTTGCGTGCTCTTTGCCTTCAGGCATAGGAGTAATAAATGAATACTAAAACAACAGATGGTTTTGTTCGACAACCAGACAATCCCGGTGCCACTATGAATACAGATAATCGTGGTTTGCAAGCATATAAACGTCGAAAAGAGCGTGAAAACGAGATAAATACTATGAAGAATGAAATTTCGGAAATTAAGAACTTACTAAGAGAATTGGTCAATAAGGACAAGTAATGACACTTCCACTATCACCTATTAGTCCAAATACAAATACCTTTTCGGACTGGTTGTTTAGAACAAACCAGATGGCTAATGCCTTTTCTACGATAGCTGTTACAACCAACGATTCTGTAAATGGTAATGTAGAAATAGTAGGAACAACTAGAGCCAATACTGTATTTGCGGACAATTTGTCGGGTGGTTCTTTAGGTAATACCGATGTTCTTACATTTTCTTCAAATACTGTAGCTAACGGGTCATTATCGACATTCAATGCCAATACTCGTTTTGATGGTGCTAACAATTTCTTTGCTAATGTAGGTAATATTCA